GGAGCTGCGCCCGGTTGATGCACTGCACCATGAACCACACCTTGACCTGCTGCTACGTTAGTGTCAGCGACAGCCATTGCAGCAAACGATGTAGTACCAGCTTGTTTACTTGCGCCACCAGTTGCCAAACGATCACCTTCATAGGCTTTTTGAACGTTGATTAACTTGATAGCTACAACCTTCTGCTTGTTCTGGTTAATGTAAGCCGATACCTCAACTTCTGCACGACACCAGCAACCAGCGTAAATCTCACTAGGCGCAATATTTTCATTACCGCTTGGTGCAACACAGTCAACAGGGTCTTGGTTTTTAAATGAGATTTTCCACATACCAGCAGACTCAGGACGAACTTGACCGATCACCGGGTTTTTATTCTCGTCTTTCATCCAATCTTGGTTGCCGTCGACAAACTTTGGAGGATACTGAATACCGTAAGCCACGTGGTTAGCAGACAGCGTAGCCCAATCAACCTGCAACTCTTGGCGGCAAACCTCATCCAGTGCGTTAATTACAGTGTCTAAACCCGATGTTGGTTGACCCGTCACAGGTGTAATACCGTTCTGTGGGAATAACGCACCGATTGAGTATTTCGGTTTATCCGTTGCACTTGCAGCGTGTGGCGCATCTAGATGAGGAAAGATTACGCGAAAATAACCTGTGAATACGTTTTTACTAGCCATGTTAAATACCTTCTGTAAATTTAAATTAGTTAGGTGTATTGCTTAATTATTAAGATTAATAGTGACTCTCACAATCACCTTGGTTTACATCAGCGTCAAATGTAATTGGAGTAACTATAGGGTCTAACTCAACCCGAGGTGCATCAACCCACATGGTTTGCCCGGATGAATCACCACTCGCCTTACCAGTTAAACAATACTGGTCACAACCTGTGATGTATGACGCCACACCTGTGATTACTCCTGTGAAACCAGTAATCACGTCAGTTGCTGTTTTACCTAAATTAACTGCGTTATTCATGTTAAATACCTTCTACTTTTGGGAATTTTTGAGTTGCGGCTTTATCAACTGCACCGAATCTATTCAAACCACCACCAACACCGTACGCAGGTCGCTTATCTGTGTTTTTAACCAACGTAAGTGATACCGGAGGTGCCTTGAAATGTTTATCAACGTAACTTGCTGGCAGACCTTTCAACTTTTTGAGGTCGGTCTTACCCTTTAACTTAAGGTTGTACAGATCATACTCGTCAATAGTAACTTTCGGGTCTGCCATAACCTCGTCAAGAAAAGCCTTTTCATCATCACATTTATGACGAGCAATAGCTTTCACCATTTTGTAACCTTCTAGACGCTTACCCTCCCTACCTAGTTTTATTGCCACCTCTTTTACTGACTCAGCCCAACGCTCGATGATTGTAATTTCTTTGTACAAGGTCATAATCTCATCAGGGCTTAGTGTGAGTAGTGGGGCATCTAAACCAACCATTTGTATTGTGCGTAACATTCTGGCACGACATATTGGTGACGCATCGCAATACTTACAATGCTCACCAGCAATAATCGGTGCATCATCACGACGGGCAACAGTTACGATTTCCACGAACTTACGTTGCCACTCTATTAAATCAGCACGTGTGAATGTGTATCGACGTATAACACCGTCGATGTGTTCAGCGCGAGGTTGTATGATAACCGCCTCAACATTATCAACAACGTCCCAATATTGAAACGTATCAAACGTTGACACACTGTAATGTGCAAGTTGAATGTTATCGTTAACGTCTACAATGCCGAACCCGTATTTAAGGTCGATATTGTAAACCTTACGCTTTGAAGGTACGTAGATGATGCAATCGCCTGTGCCGAAAACATCTGGCGCAACACTTGACATTGTGACCCGTTTTTCAACCATTAAGATTGCATCCGGGTTCTCTATCATGATACGACGAATCTCACCTACGTACACACTCACATAGTCGGCCATAGCTTCTGTTACAACGTGGTCGTTGAAAGTCATACCAACGCATTCATACAGTTCAACCCCCATGCGTAGAGCAAACTCGCTCAAGTCATGGGCTGCTGTACCTTCTTCTGCTGCTGGGTTAACTCTGTCGGCTAACTCCGGGTACATCTCCCTGAACAACTTAGACATGCGGATATGACCCGGACATACCTGAGTTGTAGACATACCAGAAGCGCCAAAGATGCTATGTTCCATAATGGTTAACCTATAAGTATGGGTTAGCCGCTAATGGCGTTACCGCTTGTTGAAAGTGAGTTTGCAAAGCACCTCTGTACTCAGCAAGTTTCTCATATAAACGCCATGTGTCGTGCTTATTAACCAAGGTGGCATCAGTACAACCGAATTGACCAGCGTTATAGATATGCTCAACGATAACCGCTTGGTTATTGCCGTTCAAACTTAAACACTCAACAGTCACGTTAGCGATCAAGCGTAAACACTCAACCCAACCAACTAGGGATTTAAGCAATGCTGGGTACTGGTCAGTTGGTACAGTGGCAAACGTACCATCTGTCGCACCGTACTCACCCATCAACTCTAATACCACGTCGTAATCAACTTCTAAATCTTTGGTTAACTTATTAACCTCGTCTAGAATATCTTTCTTAAGTGGGTGAGGGGTATCGTGGGTTGCAGCGCCCGGCATTGGCATACCGCCAGTTGGTGCACTAGTTCCCGGCATTGGAATACCGCCAGTTGGTGCAGGTGTTGGTATACCGCCAGTTGGTGCTAACGGCACTGCGGCAAATTCAGCTTTCTTGGCTTCAATGAACGCTGAGTATTCATCGGCAGATAAGCCCACCTTCTTTTTCCAAATATTTTTCTTAGTAACACTTGGTGTGCCAGTGTTGACCTCTGCAAAATGAGGTAGGCCGTTTTCGTCTAACTCTTTACCTGTCAGCTTCAAACCTTGTTCTAGTGCGACCACTACGGTTAATGGCGCACTGCCTGTAGAACCTTGTGAAGCGGTAGTCGACGCACCAACATTCGTAGCTACGTTTTGCTGTGGTGAAGGAGCCGGAGCCGTGACAGTCTGTGCAACGCTGCTTACCTGTGCGTTTGGGCTTGATACTGAATCAGCATACGAGTTTAATGCCACAGCGATTGATCGTGCTAATACTGCTACTGGGTTTAGTTCCATTTTTGTTACCTTCTGTTGTGTTGAAAATTCAATTCTCGTTCATCGAGGTTTTGAACTATAAATCATGTAATTTTAAATTTCAAATTTTATTTTACAAAAACGCACTATGGTGTATTATCTAACCTCGTAAAACTGTAATCACAGGGGTAACAGTAAAGATGATCACATTGCGTCAGCACCAACTTGAGGCCATTGCTGAGGCTGATAAAGCGTTTCTTAACGGTGCTATTAATACATGTTTGGTTCTGCCTACTGGTGCTGGTAAAACCATTGTTAAAGCTGAGTATGCGCGTCGTTGCCGGGACAGAGGTGAGCCTTGCATTCTGTTTGCACACAGAGATGTGCTGTTAGGTCAAATCAGTGATGCATTATGTTTGTTAGGTATTAGTCACAGTTTCATAGCTTCTAAAACCACAGTGAATGATATAACCACCGATAACGCAGAAAATCACCGGGGTAATTCATTTTATGACCCGACAAGTACAGTCATCGTAGCCAGCGTAGATACATTTTTTCGCAGAGATATAACTTACATAGCACCGCTCGTTAAGTGGTGGATGCTAGATGAGACTCACCACCTAACTATTGACAGTAAGTGGCACAAGTGCGTGAGGTTATTACCTAATGCGCGTGGGCTTGGTGTAACAGCAACACCCATTCGCGGTGATAAAAAGGGGCTTGGTCGTGGTGAACCTTGCAAGTGGGATGAGGTTGCTGTAGACCATGACCCAATGGGAAACCCAATCGCATACGAGACTATACTTACGGCATACACAAACGACGGGGTTTATGATGCAATGGTGGTTGGAACCGATATGGGTACACTCATCGAACGTGGCATGTTGTCACCGTATCGCATATTCACACCCCCCGTTCTTGTTGACACCTCAAACGTAAACGTTACTTCTGGTGGTGATTTAAACCAAACCAAACTAGCTAAGGAAACTGATAAATCCCACATTACGGGCGATGTGATTAAACACTATCAGCGTATTGCCGCAGGTAAGCGTACTATATGTTTCACCGTTAATATCGAGCATGGTAATCACGTTGCGGCTCAATTCCGTAAAGCTGGTATCGCTGCCGTTAACCTATCATCCAAAGATACTGCTGCTGTACGTAAGCGTGAGATTGATAAGTTTAAGAATGGCACCACCCAAGTATTAATTAACTGTGATTTATTCGGTGAGGGTTTCGACGTCCCGGCAGTTGAATGTGTGATCATGTTGCGAAAAACATTATCTTACTCTCTATTCAAACAGCAATTTGGTAGATGTTTGCGAGTCATTGAAGGTAAGCAGTTCGGTATACTCATTGACCACGTTGGTAACGTTGAATACCACATGAACACTCAGCAGTTAGACGCACCGCATGACGACCCGGTGTGGACATTAGATAGGCAACCAAAGGCATCGAAGAACAAGCCTGACCCAAAGCCAGCTCGCGTATGCCCCAAGTGTTTTGCGTACTACATGCCTAGCACATCTAATAACCATCAATGCCCGGCTTGCAATCATATTGAAACTAAGTCTGAGGAATTAAACGCACTACTTTTATATCAAGAAAAGCAGGGTGATTTGGTTGAGATGAAAGTTGACTTTGTTGCGAAGATGATAGCTAAACGCAAACAGGTTGATGAGTCACCAGATGAGATAAAGCGACGAATGGAGTATGCAAACGCACCTAGGATGGTTGTGAGTAGCGCGGTATCTAAGCAGCGTAAGCGATTAAACGCACAGGTTGCACTAAGGGCGGCTATGAAAGATTGGCTTGATACAGCCTGTTTCAACGAAGATTTAGATATGAAAACTACGGCACAAGCCTTTGAGGTAACCTTTGGTATAAACGTGCTTAAGGCTCAAGTGTTGGGTGAGAGAGAGGCGCTTGAACTTAAAGCGAAGGTATTAGCACATGAGGGGTATTAACTATGGATTTTGACAGCGATGATTTAGATGCGATTGCAAAAGGTGAGTACGAGATTGAGATTTTACCGAATCATGTTGGTGAACTAGCCACCCACGACTTGCTGCTAAATATGGATTTTGATGAACTGTGTGAGCACTTGAGTGACCCTAAGTTTTTTGCAAAAGTCACATCTGCTCAAAATGCGGTTTTAACAGAGATTAAAGGTGGTAAGAAGTGGGGTTCCATTTATGACTAGTACCTTTCCAACCGAGCAAATTGATGTATGGCCGTACGAGCAAGATTATGGGTACGACATAGAATGTTATCCCAACTTCTTTTCACTAGCGGCTAAACACGTTAAGAGCGGCACTAGGTATTATTTTGAAATAAGCCAATGGGCTGATGACACTGATGCATTAAACCAATTCATATACTGGTTGCACACGAACAAATGCCGAATGGTTGGTTTCAATAACATAGCGTACGACTACACGTTATTACACTGGGTGTTTCATCAGATACCATATTGGGCTGTAACACCAACTCATGAGAAGTATGCCGCCATTTATGCTAAATCAGCATCGCTATTCAATATGACTGATGACGACAAACATGAGTCTAGGATTTGGCCTAATCAATGGGTTGTGTATCAGATAGATTTAGCCTCAATTCATAACTTTATAAACCGAGTCAGCCTTAAGGTTATGGAAATAAATATGAAGTCTCAAAACGTGCAAGAGTTACCAGTACCACCCGGAACATGGTTAACCCCACAGCAGCGAGATACGTTAATACCTTACAACCATAAGGACGTTGACGAAACTTGCGACATACTGAGGTTTAGTTATGGTGAGGTTAAGCTAAGACAAGAGATGAGTGATAAGTTTAAATTCGATTTCATGAATAACAGTGAACCAAAGTTAGGTGAGAATTATTTTAAACTTAAACTCGATGAGGCTGGCTTGAACACACGTGGGCGCAGTTTTAGATCACACATCGCGGTTGCTGACATCATATTCCCGTACGTTAGGTTTAGAAATGATGAGTTTATCAAAACCTTAAACTTTCTAAAGTCTCAGGTTATCGAAGGTACTAAGGGTGCCAACTACCCAAAAGCTAGAACATTAGGTATGGAATGGTCATTTGGCAAGGGTGGTATGCATGCGTCAATACTATCAACCATCGTTCGTGAGGACGATTACTACGAGATATTAGATGTTGACGTGACGAGCTTTTACCCCAGTTTAGCTATGAAAAATGGCTTATTCCCTGAGCATTTGGGTGAGTTGTTTTGTGAGATATATAACCAAGTATTCCTCATGCGTAAGAATTATGCCAAAGGTACTATGGAAAACTTAGCGTTTAAGTTAGCACTCAACGCTGTTTACGGTAAATCTAACAGTAAGTTCAGTTGCGTTTATGATCCAAAGTTCACGATGAGCATCACTATTAACGGGCAATTGCTACTGTGCATGTTGGGTGAATGGTTGAGCATGATACCTGAGTTAACTATGATTCAGGCCAACACCGATGGTGTGACGTTCAAGGTGCCACGTAAATTCAGAGCTATGGTTGACTCAACGTGTCGTCAATGGGAGCAGTTAACCGGGTTGACTTTAGAGTCAGCACAATATCAAGCTATGTACATTAAAGATGTGAATAACTACATCGCACAAACTGTACCTGATAAGAAGAACCCAACGCCTCGTGGTGGTCTAAAGAATATCGGTTGCTATCGTTATAAAAAGTTGACTTGGGATAAGGATCATAGTTCGGTAATCATTGCACGTGCTGCTGAGGCTGCTCTAGTTGACGGTATTAGTATTCGTGAAACCATCATGAATTGTACTGACCCGTTTGACTTCATGATTAAAGTTAAAGTTAGTAGGTCTGAAAACTTAATCATGCGTGGTGATAATGGTGACCGTGAGATACAGAGGGTAACCCGGTACATGGTCGCTATGAATGGCGAAAACCTGGTGATAGTTAGACCACCTACAGACAAGATGATTGAGGCATGGGTTGAGGGTACTCACTATAAGCGCGACCGTGATGGTGATTACAAGGTGATTAAGCCCGGTGGCAAACGCCCGGCTATGACTTATTGTGAGGTCAATAGAGTTAGCGATACGCCCCCAAATCGTGAGGAACGTGTAGCAGTTGGTTATAGGGTTGTCGACTGTAGTGATGCTTCTGCGTTTGATTGGGCGAACCTTAATTATGAGTATTACATTAAAGAGGCTCATAAACTTGTTGACCCATTAACAGTTTAAAGGGTACACTGTTGTAACAGTTAATTGATTAGGTGAGTGATATGCTAGGTAGACTTATTAAGTACGGTTTGAAAACAGCAAGGTTTGAATTTACCGATATTATTGATAACGCCCGTAGTGGCACAGAAGTTGTAATCGTTGAAATTGGTAATGACAGGAAATCTAAACATGGGTATATTGTACGCAAGATGACTCCTGATGAGCTTGCTGCTATACCCCCTAAACAGAAGGTGGCTAAGGTAGCTTTACCATTACCGGGACAACTCCCACTACCTTAGTTGGCACCTCCATCAGCCAACAACCCGGTACACAATCCCTGTTAGTACCGGGTTTTTTTTTACACCACCTTCGGCATGAATCGAGCCACATCACTCATGTAATGCTCAACCCTCCCCTTACCAGCTTTAGTATTCCAATACTCTTTCCAGTAACGCGCTTGAGCCTCTAACGTAGTTGGAATTGGTTCAGGTATGAGTAACAGTTTCATGCGTGTTAAACATAAGGCCAACATTGCATCATCGGCTAAATCTGTAAACTTGACGGTGTTAAGATCATAACCAAAGAAACGCTTAAGCATCTTACGATGACGACCACGCGCTCGTTTTTGTAAATCTTCAAAGGCTATTTCATCAAACTGAGTCAGACCAACACCCCATTTTTCAGGATGCTTATCAGGATACGTACCCATATCCGTTTCAACACAGCATATACCCAATATCATCATGACGGTCTTATGACCACCACCAAATATGCTAACTACCTTCTTAGTCATCAATACAGCTTCATTAGAGTGTTCTATACCGTACATGTTATACCTCAATGTCAAAGTGAGTTAAATTTGGTGCTATACCTAACACCCGACCATCTTGCACATAAACCTGATTACCCACAGTACCTGAACCAATAGCCCGTACCGTGAATCCGCTAGGTGTGCTGACAGTGACTGTACCGTCAGCGTTAACCGTTGCTATCTCCATAATCATACGTGGTGGAGTAAGCGCCTGTTGTAATCGCTTTATCATTTTAATACTCCAAATGCTTTATCAACGTAACAGACTGATTCACAGCGATACCACCGTTATTACTAACCCTCGCTGTTATGCTAACACTATCACACGTGGCTTTAAAAACCTCACTACGATAACTCACACCAATCAGCATACCCTTTGTCAGAGGTGGTAGGTCGTTCATGATTGGTAGGTTTACTGTGATGCGCTCCTTATTGCCAGTATCAATTAACTTCGACGTCCCGGCAACACGTGCGGCTTGTACGTCAACGAGCAATTGTGCGCTAACGTCGTTGGTCGGAATGTTCCCGGCAGTACCTTGTCGCTTAACTTTGGCACTAATGCCCTGCTGCTCACCACGTAGCCATACAACGTTGCATAATTTATTAACCACCGTCTGACTACTGTACTCTATGATTACGGCATCGTGTATGTTGACGTCAGCGACCTCAGTAGCCATATTCCAAGGTGATGTTGGGTACAACGGGACAACCTTAAGTTTACTGGCAACCTCGTCACCTATGAGCATACAGCCCACCTGTGATACCGCTTCGCTAACTGCATCAATTGGTGACTTGCTGAATACAGAGAATGCCCCGGCAGGTATGTTGAAATCAGTGATACCAT